TTATGGAACAACTCCATATGCGGCAATGGATCCCAATGCCAGAGCGTCAAGTAGTACGCAACAAAGTTACGGATTTTGGATGGTCCCTCCAGATATTGGCACAAAAGTTCTAGTTATGTTTGTTGAGAGCGATGATAATAGAGGATATTGGTTAGGATGCATTCCAGAAAAATATATGAATCATATGATTCCAGGTATTGCTGCCAATCAATACACTGAACTAACTCCTCAAGAAAAACAAAAGTTAGGATACAATGACCGTGAAGGCGTGCCTGTATCTGAAATTAATAGGCGTCTAATAGATAAGACTGGCACACTTGAGACTGACAAAATTAAAAAGCCATTGCATCCTTTTGCACTGCGCCTTGCAGAACAAGGGTTGCTTAAAGATCCAATTCGTGGAACTACAACTAGTAGTGCAAGACGTTCCTCAATTAGTAACGTTTATGGAATCAGCACACCAGGACCACCTGTATTAAAGAAGAAATATAATATGGGATCTAAAACTAACCCAACTCCTGTGTATACTGAAAGAGAGGGTGGTACACAATTTGTTATGGACGATGGAAACATATCTGAAGACGAAAAAACAGGTAAACGCGGTATCACTGATGAACTAGTTAGAATACGTACTAGAACAGGACATCAAATTTTACTACACAATAGTAGTGATTTAATTTATATTTGCAACAGCAAAGGCACAGCTTGGATGGAATTTACCAGCAATGGTAAAATTGATATATTTGCACAGGACAGTGTGAGTATTCACTCTGAGAATGATTTTAACTTCCGTGCTGATAGAGATATTAATATGGAAGCTGGTCGTAATATTAATATGAGTTCCGTTAACTCCACACACTTTGAAGC